CCTTCTCAAAGGGTGACGATAGCGCGCTGGTCACGCCGCTCCAGGCGTTACCCACCCAGCCCGCAAACCCTGATATCCAGCCCTTGATATTGTCCACGCCAGTCTTGACCGCTCCGGAGATATTGCCCCAGATACTAGACACCATGCCGGTCAGCCAATTCCAGGCAGCCACCACTCCGTCAGCCATTGCCTTTGCAGCATTGGCAATATTGGTGCCAATATTATTCCACTGCGCCTGGATCCAATCACCGGCTGCCACGATGGCATTGGCCGCGGTCTTTACTGCGCCAGAAACGGCATTCCATACCGTCTCACTAATGCCCCATATCCAATTCCACGCAGTGACGATAGCCTCTGCCACCATTCCCACTTGGTCAATAGTTGCACCGAATGCGGGAATAATATTATTCATAATGAAGTCAACCACTTTAATGGAGACCTGGAGGAGCCATAGGAATGCGGGCAGGAGTTTCTGCCCCAGCGCCGCCTGGGCATCCTCCGTGGCAGCAGCCAGCACCCGCTGCTGGTTGGCCACCCCATCCTGGGTGCGTGAGAAATCGCCAGCCGCGTCACCTAGTTGCTTCATGATGACCGCGTGGCTGGCCAGCACCTTCTGCTGCGGGGTCAGCGCTTCCTTGGTGGTCTTGGTGATGCCCATGGCCACCGCCTCCTGGCGTAAGGCAGCATCATCCAGGAGTATGCCGTACTTCCGCAGCGGCTCAGACTCACCGCGGAGCCCAGCGGCCAGCGCGGTCATAGCCTCCTCCGGTGAGGTGTTTTTGAACGATGCGAGATCCGCCGCGGTGCCGGTCAGCCCCTCCGAGAATTTCACCAACTCATCACCGGTGAGCCCGCCAGCCTTGCCCAGCGTGGCAAAGTCAGCAGCGGCATCCAGCGCAGCCCGTTGGCTCATGCCCATGGTCTTTGCTGCGCTCTTGCCCCAGAGCGTCACGCCTGGTGCCTTAGGGCCAAACACCGCATTGGTCTTGCTCAGGGTCTCATTCAGGTCTGAGGCTGCGGTAATGGATTTCTCCAATTGGTCCACAATAACCGAGCCAATCTGCTCCACGCCACCTGCTATCAGCCCGCCCAGGAATCCGGCACCAATCGCCATCCCATGCGATTTGATTTTGCTACCAAATCCCTTGATCTTGCCTTCACTCTTGGTCAGGTTGGTATCTAGGTCCGTAGCGATATTGTCACCAACACCGCCAACGGATTTCTTCATGCGGTCTATTTCGCGGATAGCGCCCGACGTTTCCGCGTCGAATTCCACGACCACCTTAGGCATGACTCACCACCACTTCTCTGCCTTAAGACCCATGGCGGTATCCATGGCGCGCGGATCTTCCAGCCACGCCTGGGCTGGCACTCCGGTGAGGATCGCTAGACGCACGGCGGTCTCCCCTAGACCGCCGCGCGGGTAGGGTCCGGCTCAGCGCTCTCTGCTCCGTCCAGCGCCTCCACCTCATCCAGCACGTCCACAAACGCATCCAGGTCAGTGGGTATGGGGAGATCCAGCCGGAGCATGGCCGCGTGCACCAGCCGGAAGGTGGTCCAGACACCGCCGCTGGTGGGGCCATCGTGGTCCACCTCAGCGTTAGCCATATCCCTAGCGCTGGTGCGCACCTCATACTCTGAGCCATCCACCACAACGTGGAAGCGGTGCCGCAGCGTGGTCATCAGGCACCCCGGATCTTGCTAGCAGCGGTCTGGGTCTGCTGGTCATAGACCTGCTGAATGGCGGGCTCAGCAGCGGCCACCACCCGATCCGCAAATCGGTTCGGTCTTATGCCACGCCTGGGCACGCCCGAGATCACCGGAGCGGCATAACGCACGCCCACCACCACCCGCGTGTCACCGGCTGAGCGGCCAGGAGCAATGCTGGCGGAGAGCGCCCCGGTGCGATGGGGTGCACTACTCCGCAGCCTGCCCACTAGCAGCGCCGCAGCCTCAGCCTCTGCCTTCTCCTGGTGCGCCAGCGAGTCAGCAAAGGTGCCTAGTGATTCTGCGAGTTGGCGGGCTCCCTTTACGGTCACCCTGGCGCTCATGCGGGCACGGGCTCCCGCTCGGGCTCAGCCTTTGCGGTGGCGGTGCGGGCAGCCGGTGGGATACCGGTGGCCAGCCCGCGGCTCGGGGTGCCGATAATGGCAAACTCCCAATCCGTGGTCAGGCGGGTGTTTACGTCTCCACCCTCCTCCAGCGCAATCACCGTCAGCATCCCAGCCCAGAGCGGCGCGGTGGTGTTTGCCTGCCAGGTGAAGCCAACGTCAGTCAGCCGCTCATCAAAGCAGTACGCCAGGAAACCCTCTGGGTTATCAAAGTCTTGGATAGAGGTTCCCGCCAGCACCCATGATTCTTTCTTGCCCACGCCCAGCGAGTCTCCGCAGAGCACCTCCAGGGCATCTCCGTCATCCTCATAATTGGGGGTCACCCTCACGTTGGTTGCCTGGCAGGCAAATGAGGTGCCGCCCGTCACCGTCCAGACAGGCGGGGTGCCAGCCTGGGTGGCGGTGCCGCCCAGAGTGAGAATGCCAGTCTTTTGCTTTGATTCTACGATGGCCATTTAGACCTTCTCCTCTATGGTGGCGGTATCTGTGTAAAGCGGCATAAGGCAAAGTGTGTCGGCAGAGATATCCACATCTGCGGTAATCACGTAAAGCCTGGATGATGGCCCGCCCACGTCCCGAGCCCATGGGGCTGCTAGGGAAACGGCGGCATCCTCGGTGCCATTAATGGCATCCCAGATCTGGGCCACCGCAAAGTCAAAGGCAGCCGCCTGGGCATGGTCGCTGCCATCCAGGGCAATGACGATGGGGAACGATGCCACCACCCATGGGATCTCCCGCGTAACGGTGGGGTAGTCAATCCAGACGCAGGGGCTCACCACCTCAGTGGGCGGGTAGCGGTGGAAGCGCCACGGCGGCAGGTCACTCTGGATGGCAGCCAGAGATGCCAGCAGCCGCGTGCGGGCTACCTCCAGAGCGCTGACCGCTGGCATAAGTCACCACACCCCAAATGACAGCCGGTATGGGGAGATCTGGGTTTCCACGCCCTTGATCCAGTCAGTGCCGATCCGCAGCGGACCCATTTCGTCAGTAACGCTCCAGCCGCTGGCCACACCAAACGGGGCATCCTTACGGCGGTAGATCTCCACGGTTGCCTGGACCGTTGCGCCCAGCACCGGCTCTGGGAGATCTCCGGTGGTGAAGTAGTCAGCGCCGCGGTCCAGGTAGTCATCCACCAGCCCCGCAGCAGCAGCGGCAGCCTCAGCCACCCGCTGCTCATCCTGGTCACCAGACTCCAGCCGGAGCACCGCCATGGCCCGAGAGATCACCTCTGTCAGATCCTCGGTCCACGGCGGTGCTGGGGTCACTGTCATGGTGCCTTGCCCACCACCCACGCAACGCCATTCCACCAGCGCTGGTCACCGTTGGCCGCCTGCACCCATTGGCCCGTGGTCCACGCGGTGGCTGGCGTGGCGGGCAGTGAAGCGACAGCCCCACCCGTGGCTGGTGCCGCAGCACCAGCGGGGGTGAAGGTGCCAGGGGTGCCAGCCGTAGCCCCGGTGGCAGTGATGGTGCCACCGCCCCAGAGGCTGGGCGGGTAACTCTGGTCGAAGTAGCCCAGCGTCATCTCTGAGGCTCCTCTGCGGGCTGCTCAGTGCCTTCCGGGTCCGGTGGGGGTGGCACGTCCTCCTCCTCCGGTGCGGGCTCCTCCGTGGCTGCGGTGGCTTCCGGGTCCGGATCAGGCGGAGGTGCCACCACCTCCTGCCAGTGCTCCGGCTCTCCGTTGTCATTCCACTCGGGCTCCGGTGCCCCGTTGTCATTCCACTGCGGCTGGGGTGCTCCGTTGTCGTTAAACACCTCATCCGGGGTGGTCTGCTGCTCGGGCTCCGGTGCATCAGGGTTCTGGCTTACGTCAGTCATGGCTGCCTCCTACGGGGCAATGTGAACGGCACCGTTCTGCTCAGCCGGTGGGACGTTGCCCGCTCCCGCTTCCTTGGTGGTGGGGCGGTAAAAGACCATGGATGACGCCACTGCCACCTGGCGACCCAGCAGGCTGGGCTCAATCGCTTCCAGCAGCGGGTAGCGGTACTCATACGCTTCCAGCGCGGTGGAGTTGCCCACCCAGAAGGTGGCGTCAGTGATGGCAGGGGTGACCACCGTCTGGAGCCCAGCCGGACCCACCAAGTTGAAGTCAGTGGCCCGTGCGGAGCCGTTGGCGTTGGTGGCTCCCAGGTAGGGGAACATCGGGCGGCCAGCGAGATCCGAGAGACCGCCCAGCCGAGCCCAGCCCTGCGGACCCATGGCCAGCCAGGTGGCCAACTCTCCGGTGTTGGCGTACACCAGCGCGCTGGCGTCATAGATAGCCTTTAGCACCGTGGCCGCGTCAGCACCGGCTGCCAGCGTCACCTTTGCGGTTGACTTCTGGAGTTCGGTAACGGCTGCCTTCTCCGTGGCCCGAGCCAGCCGCTTATTCAACTGCCCCACGATGATATCGAGAGACGATGCCACCAGCGAGATGAGTTGCTGGGAGACGTTCAGATATCCGCCCACCGTCTGGAGGGTCAGCGGGTCAGTGGCAATGTCGAATTTCTTGCTGGCTAGTTCAGACTTCTCCAGCCCCTGCGGACCCACGCCCGTGTCGATATTGGGATCCACGATGCGTGGCCGCATGAAAGCCAGAGACGATGGGGCAGGCGTCACGCCCAGCACCGTCAGGAATGGGCGGCCAGCAGGCACCACATCAATAATGGGGCCATACACCTGGGAGACAACCAGCCCGCCCAGCCCACCCGCGGTGGGCACGGTGGCGGCAGCGGTAGTGCCCATGTGCTGCGCCGCACGGCTGCTGAATTTCTCATAGCGCCTGCGCGGCTCATGCTCCCCCATGTGCAGCACGTCCCAGAGGAGTTCCCCAGCGCTGCGGTAGGTGACCGGTGCGTTATCCATGTCGCTGGCTACGGCAGCAATGCGCCCAGCCACCTCATGGTTCATCTCCACATCAAACGAAACCAGATCAATCAGCCCATCTAGTTCTTTGATACGTCCCTGCCAGTCAGCCAGCGCCTGGCGGTCTTGCTCGGATAGTTCCCGCTTCTGCTCGATAGAGGTTGCCTTGACACCCTCAATACGGGAAACGATGGTTTCGCGCTCTTTGAGATAGCGCTGGGTAATGGCATCAGCGGGCATAGCAGATACTCCTGGAAAGTTGGGGCTATCACTTTCCGGGGTGCCGCTCCGAGCCTCCAGGGGTGCCGCTCAATCGTCGGGGTGCCTGGCCGCCTGCCGCACGGGGTGCCGGTCAGGGCAAGACGCTACCCCCCAGACCTTACCTAAGGCAAGACCTTCTCCACCATGACAAACTCTGACATAAGACAGCGCCAGAGTCAAATCCAGCGAGTGTGGCGCAGGTCACACTCTCAGGATTTGCTGTCTTAAGCCAGGGGTGCCATACTAGGTACATCGGAAGGGGAAACGCCCCGCCCGCTACCTGCTGAGGAGCACACCATGAGCACCACCGCCAACACCACCGCCCCTAAGACCACCGCTGGCAAGCCTGGCAAGGTCGTTGTGAAGTTGGGCGCTGACCTGAGCCCCGCTGTCAAGGCTCTGGAGACCGCCTACCGCATGATTCAGCGCCGCTACGCTGACGCCCCCAACGTGACCATTGTGGTTAAGCGCGACATGGTGGCATGGGGTCACACCACCATTGCCCAGGTCTGGGCACCTAAGGCTGGCACCAAGGCTGGCCAGCCGGTCAAGGCTGACCGCTTTGAAATCATGATCTCCGGTGAGAATCTGGCGCGTGGCGCTGAGGCTGTCGCTGGCACGCTTCTCCATGAGGCAGCCCACGCCCGCAACCTGGCCCGCGGCATCCTTGACACGGATGTGAATGGCCGCCACAACGCCAAATTTAAGGCTACGGCTGAGGAGCACGGGCTGACGGTTACCGGTGAAGGGTGGCGCGGTTTCAACTCCACCGCCCTGGAGGCTCCTGGCCAGGAGACCTGGAAAGCCATGGTTGCCACCATCCAGCGCGGGCTGGATAAGTCAGCCCAGACCGCTGAGGCGCACCTGGATCACCTGGGCGTGGATGCGGTTTC